CCCCACTGGTCAGGCTACCCCCCACTGGCGAGTATAGCGTCGATCTCCCGCTCCTTAATCGGCGTCATGGGCTCCCCTTAAGGCCTCGCGGCAAGTGACGTGGCAGTATCCGGCAGCTGGGCCACCGTCGCAGTCCGGATAGTTGCAGCCGATTATTACCCTCCTGGCTTCCTTCCAACGGAAGCGGAACCCAGCATTCTCGGCCCGCAGCCGCTCGATCTCGTCCGCCGCAGCCTTCCAGTCAGCGCGTTTGATCTCGAAATTGTGTTGGGCCGCCGCAACGTCGGCCCGCAGCCGCTCGATCTCGTCGGCGGCCTCTGCGCAGTCAGAATCGGCTTCGGTGCCCATCATCCACGCGGCACCATTCAGCCAGAACATCTGCCGCTTGCGCAGCCTCTCCACGATGTCGGCATCGCTGTCGCCGAGGCGGGGCACGGCGTGGTCGGTCACGACCGTGTACACCGTATTAAGCGCGCCATGCGCCCGCGCGCGCCACATCTCGATGTCGCGCAGCAGCGTGCGCAGTCCACCTACCGTCCACGTCATGGCGGCGTCATCGGGGAGCGCGCTGCCGTCGAGCATGTGGTGCAGAATGCGCTCCGATGCCGACATGCCGGTCGGTTCGTTGGTCATTACAGCGTCTCCATGAATTTACGATCTCCCACGGATTTTCCCAAGGCTCTGCGCGCAACTCCACGATGTCGGTCATGTCGCTTCCTCGTTCACGCGAGGCAGCGTCTCGAGCCAGGCCTCCAGGTCGGCGCGGCGCACGATGTGCCGGCGACCGATCGCGTGAGCTCGCAGCCGGCCGCTCCGGATCGCGGCGCGGATGGTGTCCAGGCCGATGCTGGTCACCTGGGTGGCCTCCTCCGGGGAGAACGAGACCTTGTCGGCTAACGGGATTTCGATGCGTTTGGTCATGTCAGTGCCGCTCCACGCAGCGCATGCACGACCATGTCCTTGTTGGTGGTGTCGCGGTCGTTCCACTCGGCGATCCCGGTGATGTCTTCGTCGCCGTCTTCTTGTCCGAGATAGCGGGCGAGCATCCTCGCGGCCTCATCCGTCACGGTGGCACTGGGGCTGGTCATCCGCAGCGCCCCCATTGCGCAGGCGCGCGGCATCAGCTTGGTGCGCACCCAATACAGGTTGTCGCTATGCTGGCTCTCATCATACAGGTCGCCCTGATACCAGCCGTACATCTCGATGTAGTCGGCGGCACGCAACAGGTTGAGCTTCGTTGGGGTCAGCAGTCGCTTGTCAGTCATGATGGTCTCCCTCGTGGTCAATCATTGTCGTTTCCTTTTCCGGGTGTCGCGCACGGCCGTCTCCGGGCCGGTGAACGTGCCGGCGATCTCGACCAGGTCATTCATTGTGCGACCGTAGAACACGACCAGCGTATACGGCAGGCCGATCTTGTCCTTGAGCTCGATGTGCATCGGGTTGCCCTCACGCATGAGCTCGACGTTGCGCTCCTCGATTCCGACGACGATCATCTTGGTGCCGTTCGCGTGGTTGCCGCTTGCTACGATCGCCATCAGTCCATCCTCGCCACTTCAAAATCGCCGCCCCTCTGCATGACCATCACGATACTGTGGTCGTAGACCACGACGAGCTCGTCGCGCAGCCTGACCATCGCTATCGGCCTGAGCGGCGGATCGTCGGGATACTCGAGCGACCAACCCTCGCCCAACTTGGCGCGATCGCCCGCGAACGGTTGCCAGCCGCCGAACGCGTAGTTTTTATCGAACTGTTCACGCGCGTCGGTCGGATCTTCATCGTTCAGAAACGACGGCAGGAAGCCCAGGTGTTCCGGCGTCGCATCCGGATGGAGCAATATCCAGGTCATGGTCATTGTGGTCGCCTCGCCTTGGGGATCGGCATCTGCCAAACGTGGCTGCACACCGGGCAAGTCAGGAAGGGGCCGCCCGCACCCCTTGTGACCCTCTTGCTCGCATGCGATCCGCAGTGCGGGCAGGCACGCGGGCTCGGCTCATGCGGCCTGGTCGGTAGCGTGTCCATTGATCCGACCCATCCAGGCACGCCGATGAACCCGCTCGGCTCAGGGATCGGCACAGTCTCATCGATGAGCTCGCCCTCGAGCACCTTCGGCGCGGGCTCCCGCAGGATCTCGAGCTCGCGTGCAGCCTCGATCAACAGGCTGCATGCGTCCTTGGTCACGATGACAGGCAGGACGCTGCGCATCTCGGAATCGGTCGTGGTCGTATTCTCGACCTCTGCGATGCGGGCGGCGCACGTCAGCATGCGCGCCATCAGATCTTGGATGTCGGTCATGTTGGTGGCCTTGGCTTTTTGTGGTTGCGCAGCCAGCGAGCCCGAGCTCGGCCCTTGATCTTTCTCACTAGCTCCTTGTCATTCACCTTCCGGTGGTTTGCCTCCCGTAGCTCCTTGAGCTCGGCCGGCTTGTAGTACGCATGCCAGGCGTCCAGTTTTTCCATGGTGTGGCCTCGTTAGGGTCGTTTGAGTTGCTCTCCCATGAGGTTCAGCACGCATTACTGTTCGCGATCGGGCGCTTGGTGCAGGCCGTCGCGCGAGCTCCAGGCCTGGAGGCCATCAGCTTTCAGCGCGCTCAGGATTACTGAGCTCAGGTATTGCGCGCACTCTGACGCGGTCTCCTGGCGGTCAAAGCCGGTGACATGGATTCGCACTGCGAACCCGCCATCCACCAGTTCGCCGGCTCCGATATCCATCTGTACCAGGTGTTTCATCGCCTACACCTCCATCGATATTTGCCGACCTTGACCTTGCGCATGTTGTGCCTGGCGCAGACATCCAGGCGCGCCAGGCGCGATCGCAGTCGGTGCCGGGGCTGTCCACTTGGCCCGTGGGGTTTCAACCCCGGCACCGTGCCCACTACTACGCTTTCGCTCACGTAGCGGACCTCCGTGGCGGGCGGGAGCAAGGCAATCCCCGCCCACCTCAGCGCGAACGTTTCGGCGTCCTGGCGCTGAGCTCTAATGCCTTCGGTCGCGACGACCTTGATCGGGATCTCGGCATGATATGACCTGAGCCACGATGCGGCCCAAAGCAAAACGGCACACATCAAGAGCGAGATCGCGGCCAGGACGAGGACCGGCCGCGTCATCACATCACGCCGCTCGGCGCTTCTTCAGCGGCACAACGTTGCCGCCAATTGAGGCCTGAAACCAGGTATCGTCTGCCATGGATGGCTCCCGTTGGGTTTCCGCCACCCGCCGACCCCCCCCTACTGGTGCCGGGTGGTTGAGAAGCATGGAAACCCAAGGGAAACATGCCCCCGCCTATTCCCCCCTTCGGGGTGTTGTATTCGGCGGGCCGCCCGACATAGGTGGACCTTGGGTTTCGGTTATCCCCACGCAGTCTGTTCTCAAGCAGCCAGGCGGGGCAGGTTTTTTCTGCCGACGAGCGGAGCCTATCCCTAGTTCGATCAGGAGTCACCCTTCCTGAGTAACCCACGATGGCTAGCGCGTCACAGGTGGAACCCTGATGAATGTTACATCCGCGCCCCGATGGCCTGGGGGGGTGGTCGCCGTCCCACCGGGGCGCGGTTCCAGAGGAGCCATCCATCTGGATGTTCAGTGCGATGAATCACCGCCGTTGCCTTTCGCGTGCCTGTCGCGTTCGATCGCGCTGCGCGCTCGCTGCACGCACCAGTTCGCGTGCTGCGTCGGATCGTCCCAGGGGCGATCCATGCTGCACCCAATATCGGTCAGCGCGGCGACCAGCGGATCGAACAGATCGGGAGACGCACCCTTGACCCGTGCCATGTAGTCGTTGGCGATCTCCTGCATCACCTTGGTCTGATAGACCGCCTCCATCTGCGTCATGATGTGCCGATCGACAAACCCAGGATAATGCTTGATCCGCATCGCACACTCGCGCGCAGCCACATCGAACTTTTCCTGGTCGGTGTAATGGGTCATGACGCGGTCTCGCGCAGTCCGTTCATCTCGTAATGGTCTGTCCGTTCGAAGACGCCGTTTCGATATCCGGCGCATCAGTCGTTGGGTCGGTCAATTTGCGAACCGCGTCAGTGATGCGTTCGACGCCTTCGAAATACTGGGCCTCCGCGCGTTTCAGGGCGGCGAAATATTGATCGATCAGGCGCTGATGCGCGGCGGCGTGGTTGCGCACCTGTTGCGTGGCAGTACGCATAACGTGGGCAGGTTTTGTCGCGAGCTCAGTGTTCATACGAACCTCCTTGTTTGGGCAACGTGCTTGAGTTCATCGCGGACCCGGTTGAGCCGCGCCATTGCGTCTTTCGTCCCGCCGCGATCCGGGTGAAGACGTGTGGCCAAGGCGCGGTAGCCGATCTCGATTAGCTCGATCGCCAAGTCGCGGTGCAGGTCTAGCTCGTCATTGCGATCCTGGCGCTCCTGCACAAAGTCCTCGCGTGCCACGTCGCGAAGCACGCGGCGGAATTGTTGCTGCTGCGGGGATTGATACCGATCGCGAGCGCGCTCGTTGTGACCCGTCATCTCCCGAATGCTCTTATAGGGTGCTTTGGCGTCTCCGCCGCCGAAGTCATCGTGAATGCGCGCCCACTGCATGTATGTCCGCGCCGTCTTGTCGCTGAGATCGAAGTTCTTCGACAGCCAGCGCCCCCATCCGCCATACGCGACCTGATCCTTCGCCTCGATCAGCATGTCGCCGGCGCGCCGATAGTGGTCTCGGCCGGCGGAATCGCCCTGCTGCAATTCACTCTGGATCATCGGGATCAGCACCTTCAGCGGACGAGCGATCTGCGTTTTGCGGGCAGCTACTGCGATGTTCATCGGGATTGTCTCCGTTGGTTCAGGTTCATGACGCGGTCTCGCGCAGTTCTCGTATCTCGCGTGCGTGGTCGCGGAGCTCAACCTTCATCATCGCGCGCCAGACATCGTTCTCGCAGTAATCGATCACGACGCGTGCGCCGTGGTAGTAGGTGAGCCGCGCGATCGCGATATCGATCTCGCTGAGCTTGCGACGCTCGCGCATGAGCTCGACCAGCGCGAGCCAGCACGCCTCGAGCGGCCCATCAGCTTTCCGCGTTTGCTTGTCCATCGAGCTTCGCCCTTCGCTCGGTCAATTCGTTCACCAGGCCGACCAGGTGGTCGTACTCAGGCTTGTTGAGCGCGGCGAGCTCGGCCAGGCGCTCGCTGTTGATGTTGATCCGGTCGTTGAGTTGATCCGTGCTCGTTGCCGATCGACAGGACGCCAGGAACGCCTCAACCCATTTCGCCCACCGCGGCTCGAGGCCGATGCTGTCGGGCCTGGTCTCGGCGACCGCTGCCGGCCCGCCACCTGGCGTGCCTGGCGCGTTGGCGTTTGCATCGAACGCCTCGCGTGCCTTGATCATCTCATCGGAGAGCTCGACGCGGACGGCTTCGGCCGGCTGCACGGTACCAAGGATCCGGCTGCGCTCGGCCGCGGGCATCGCCGGCTGCACCTGGCGCGGCTGCGTGCGATCGGTGTCCGACCAACTCGCTCCCTCGAGCTCGGACTCGTCCAGGAAACCGAGTCCGCACAGACTGAGCGTTGCGCGCCGCTTCGCCTTGGTGATCGCCTTGAGCATCGCGTTGCTCGCCGCCTCACCCTTCAGGCCGGCGATCGCGACCACGCCGAGATCCTCATCGCTGCGACCGTGCTTGTCAGTGGCCTTGACGGTGACCACGGCCAGGCCGTCCTGGATGAACCGATCCGCGATCGCCAGGCTGATGCCATGGATCTTGCGCAGTTGGTCAGTAGCCTCGCGGCGCGCGTACAAAACCAAACGACCTTGCAGCGTGATGTACTGGAGCGGTTGCGTCAGCGGGTTTAGCCCGATCGATTGGCAGACGCTGTGATAATATTCGACGCGTTGTGCTGCCGTCAGTCTTGACAAATCACCTTTTGCGACCACGGCCTCGAGCGTTTCCGCGGTCGGCATCCTGTTCTCGTTGGGTGCGGGGACATTCATCGGTGTTGACCTTTCTCCGCTTTGCTTCGCTGTGCGGCGCTACGCCTTGCCTAGCCAAGCCCTGCCAAACTGCGCTTCGCTTTGCTGAGCCACGCCAGGCTACGCACTGCAATGCCCTGCACGGCCAGGCCGATCTCTGCTTTGCTTCGCCTTGCCGGGCCGTGCACCGCCCCACTTCGCCATGCTCCGCTTTGCTTCGCACGGCCATGCCGCGCCTTGCCTCGCTGTGCTCGGCGGCGCTGTGATCTGCCCCGCCCTGCTATGCTCCGCTCAGCATCACTACGCTACGCCGTGCTTTGCCGTGCCTCGCAAGGCAATGCCCTGCACGGCCATGCCGTGCCTCGCAAGGCTTCGCCACGTTACTCCGCCGCCACCAGCATCTCTTGCGCCTCATCGACCTCGCGCCATTGATCGACGCGGAATCGACCGAACGGTCCTTTGCGTGCCGGCCGGAATGCGCCGAGGCCGACGCGCTTGCCGGCGTCATCGACAATGCGACGCAACAGGCCGGGGCCGAGGATTGTGGTGTCCAACGAGAGCTCAAACTCGAGCGCCCAGTCATCGAAGCACGGCCGGTGAACCAGGATGCGCCCCTTCGTCGCCGGGATCACGACTGGCACCGTGCCAACGCGCCATGGCTGCGTGTGGATGATCTTGATCACGGCCGCCTCGATGTCGAGGCAACCGAACAGCATGCTTTCCGATTGCGTCGTAACTTGTTTTTTGCCGATCTTGTGGAAGCGACCGCCATCGACAATGCAGCGCAGCAAATTAGGCTGCGGGATAACCAGGGCACCATCGAGCCCGCGGTAGAGGCGCTCGTCTGCCTGTTCGTGCGGTGTGCCGCGATCCTCCGCGAGAGATGAGCCGCGCACGCCCGAGGTTGCGGCCATTGCGGCCTTTTCGGTAAACCTGTTGAGTATTAACGGTGCAACGCCGACGATCCTGACAAAAATCCGCATTTAGCCCTCCGTTGAGATTATTAGATTGTTGCTGCGTGTTCTCTTCACGGTGATCCCGCCAAACACGATGCGACCAACATCGGGCGGCGCGAGCTCCTTGACGCCCTCCCTTGCGCGCTTGTGCCGGTCGGCGATGAATCGGGTCGCTTCCCATTCGCCGAGATGCTCCATCATGCCCGGTCCCCAATTCGGCAACGGCCGATCGGCCAGGTCCACGGTGCGCCACTGCGCTGGCGGCACCGGCATCGGCGGCGGGGCGCAGGGCGGCAGGCGATGCTTGATGCACTGGTGGAACGCCTCGCCGCGGGCGAGCACTTCGCCGAGCCAGTCAGGAGTCACCAGGATGTCGAACAGGCTGGGGTAATGGTTACCCTGCTGGACGACCAGCAAACCCGCTCCAGTGCCTCGACAATGCATTTGCGCGGCTAGCTGCGGCGAGTGGTAGTCGTAGATCTCTTTCGGCTTGAGATACGGATCGAGGATCTTGCACTCGACCACCGTGTCGCTCTCAAGCTCGAGCCCATCGAGCGTCGCGCCGAGCCAGGGATGCTCGACGCTGGTCACCCAGGCCTGGCGCATGCCGATCGTGGTCATGCGCCGCTTCTGCACCGCGTCGAGGACGAACGCCTCGTTGTGCTTCCCCCAACGGACCTCGAAAACGTCGGAGAGATCCTTGGCCGGCTTGTCGCCGATCCGCTCGAGCCAGTGATCGTAGAGCTCGCGCTCGGTCCCCCCGCAGATCAGCGAGAGCTCGCTGGCGGTGATGCCTCCGGACGCAACGTGAGCCTGCCGCTCGGCGGACAGCATGGGTCAATCTCTCAAGGAAGAGTTGCAACGGGATGGGTGGCGAAGCTGATGTGCGTAGTAGTACTCCACACAGGAAACTTGACAAGCCAGAAAGTGTAAAATCGCTCTGTGGTGCAGACATTAGTACGCGTTTTATGCGTACGGTTTGGGGGTGCGACAATATTGTGCTTGACAGGATTTATGGGTGGACGCCCTAACCTAGATAAATGCTTGATACAACTTGACCGGAAGTGGTTCGCAAATGCGACAGGATTGTGACTGTACGTAGTATTTGCGTACGTACGCCGATTCCGCGTACGCTGATTCGATTAGGCTTTTTCTTTCAATGTGTTGAATCCAGGAACGGTCCAGATCCAGACCCGCACCAGGTTACCTTATTAACACGCATATTAAATATTTCTAAGTGATTGATATCGTTGAGCCGATGTCAGGGAACCTAGGTTGCATTGTCAGCCATCGTCTGGCGTAGTCCGTCGCGCCGCTCCCTGGGGGGTGTACCCGGAGCGAGATCCATGGGCAAGCGAGTGAAGCGGCGCGTCCTGCGCAGCGTGGAGGATGTTGTCATCACCCTGGGCGGCGTAGCCGCGGTCGCCGAGCTCACCGGGGTCACACAGAACCAGGTCCACAACTGGCGCGCCGATCGCAAGATCTCGGCGCGGTTCTACGTGCTGATGGCGCGCCGGCTGGCGTATCGCAGGCTCAAGGCGAAGCCCGAACTGTGGGGCCAGGTCAATGATGACGTGGCGGCGTAGCCCATGCCGCAACTCAACCTGTTCAAGGGCAAGCGGCAAAAGGGCGCTGCGCCGCCCGCTCCAACCGAGTTTCAGTTGCAGTGCGCGATCGCGCGATTGCTCCGGATCAATTGTAGCCCGCATTGGATTTGGTCGGCGCTTCCCTTCGGCGAGAAACGCGACCAGGTCACGGCGGGCCGCTTGCAGGCGATGGGCGTCAATGCCGGCCTTCCCGACATGGTGTTCTTCGGCCCGAACCGCACCGTGCTCTTCCTCGAGCTCAAGCGGCCGAGCCAGGCCTTGCGCGCGAGCGAAATACAGAAAGTGGTCGCGGCGCACCTGATGGCGTGCGGCCACGCCTACCTGATGACCAACGATTACCACCAGGTGATCGAGACGCTGCGAGATCTCGGAATCGTGCGCGCGAGCGTGAGCGTGTGAGCGCATGAACTGGGAACAAAGGATCAGCGCAGAGGATGCGCTATGTGCGTCGGCCGTCGCGACCACGCAGATGCTGCGCAAGCACACTGAAGGCCGCAATGGCGATCACGGTGGACACAGTGAGCGCGGCTGGTGCGCCAGGTGGGGCAACACCTGGAACGGAATGATGGGAGAGATCGCGCTCTCCCGGTTGCTCAACATGGCCTGGACGCCTGGCGGGCAAAAGGTCTCGCGTGGCGATGTTGGTTTTAAGCTCGAGGCACGCACAACCGAATGGCAGAACGGTCACTTGCTTATTTATCCCGAGGATAAGGATGCCAGTTTTTTTGTGCTGATGGTCGGACATTATCCGTACTACCGCGCGATCGGGTACATGCTGGGGAGTGATGCCAAACGCGACGAATATTGGCGCAAGTCTGATCCGCCGTGCTGGTGGGTGCCGCAAGAGTTTCCGCCGCTTATCTCGATGGATTTGATCCCGCGCGAACCCGCAGGGGAATGATCATGGATGAGAACATCGTGTCGTTTGAGGAGCACCGAGCTCGCGCGTGGCATCGTGACTGCCTGAAGAACGAGAAGGGCAAGATCCTGCCGGTGTATGCGAACGCGATCCTTGCGCTGCGCCGCGACCCGGATGTGCGCGATGTGTTTGCGTATGACGAGATGCTGCGTGCCGTGGTCATGACGCATGAGATCCCGCCGCGCACTGGGCTCACCGATCGGCGCGCCGACGAAAGGGATATCGCCGATTTACTCGAATGGCTGCACAAGGCCGGCATGCCGGGGCTCAAGCTCGAGGTGGCGCGAACGGTGATGAACACGCGAGCGCATGAGAGCGCATTCCATCCGGTGCGTGAATATCTCAAGGCGGTCATATGGGACGAGGTGCCCAGGCTGAACGTGTGGCTGAGCTCGTATCTCGGCGCGGAGCTCAATCACTACAACAGCAACATCGGCCGGATGTTTTTGACCAGCATGGTCGCGCGGATCATCGATCCGGGTTGCCAGGCCGATCATATGATCGTGCTCGAGGGGCCGCAGGGAATACTCAAGAGCTCGGCCTGCCGTGTGCTCGGCGGGCAATGGTTCTCGGACGCGCTGCCCGAGATCACCAGCAATGGCGGGCGCGACGTGAGCCAGCATTTGCGTGGCAAGTGGCTGATCGAGGTGAGCGAGATGCACGCGATGAGCAAGACCGAGGCTACCTTGCTCAAGAGCTTCATCACGCGCCAGGTCGAGCAATATCTGCCCAGGTATGGCCGCCTGGAGGCCTACGAGCCCCGCCAGTGCGTTTTTGTCGGCACGACCAACCAGGACAGCTATCTCAAAGACCCCACCGGAGGCCGGCGCTTTTGGCCGGTGAAGACCGGCGTGAGCGGCAAGATCGAGCTCGGCCTCCTCGCCGAGTACCGCGATCTCCTGTTCGCCGAGGCAATGCACAACTATGCGAACGGTGGACACTGGTGGCCCGACCAGGCGCTCGAGCGCGAGCTCATCGCGCCCGAGCAAAGGGCGCGCTACGCGGCCGACATCTGGGAGGATCGCATCCGGGAATATTGCTCTGGCCTGTCCAAGACCACGATCGCAGAGATCGCGACGAACTGTTTGGGGTTTATCGACAAGGAACTCAGGCAGGAACACCTGGTCCGGATTAGCTCAATTCTGCGTGACATGGGGTGGATGCCGAAGCGAACCATGCATGAGCGGTTTTGGTACAAACCCTGATTTAAGCGTCATGAGGCGTCATAGCGTCATAAGCTGCCCTTAAAACAAGAATCAGCGTCATGCGGTGTCATACGGCGAGTTCCTCATGACGCTATGACGCTCTATGACTCTAAACACTATATTGAAGCTATATGAGCTGCGCTATTAAGCGAGAAGAAGCAATCAGCGTCATGCAGCGTCATGGTGTCATGCGCTCGGAACCCTTGACGAGCGGCGCAAATAAGCCGATCGCTCACAAATGGCCAAAGCCCCTGTTGATATCCGGTCATTGGCAAGACAGCACACAACGCTGGCGATCAATACGCTCGCCGGCATCGCCGCGCAGGGCGCGAGCGAGCCTGCGCGCGTCGCTGCGAGCGTGGCGCTTCTCGATCGCGGCTGGGGCAAGCCGACTGCTACAATCGGTAACAGTGACGGCGAGATCCGGGTCATCGTGCGCCAAATCATCCGCGGCGCGGACGGCCGAGTGATTGATGCCACGCCTCGAGCTCTTGCGTACCAGGAGCGGGGCGAATGATCGGCATAATCTCATCGGTCATGCGAGTTAGCCTAGAGCCGCAGGCACTTCTATTTCTGCGCTATTCCATCCCCCCCAGTTTCCACCCAGTGCGTGCCAGGCGCTCGAGCTCGAGGCCGAGCTCGCGAGCTCGAGATTCTGGTGGCGTGTGCCAGGCTGGCCGGGGGGCCCGGCGATCGGTCGGAATCGACCCCAGGGGGACTTTTGCCGCTGGGAGCCCCTTTCGGTGGGTAGTCGAAAAGGCCGCCTCTCACCCGATCGCGGGAGGTGTTTGAGATGGACATTCATTCGATGGGTTGGAGTTTTTCGGACGAGGGAGGGCGGGGGATAGCTCTACGGGTTGCGAGTTTTTCGGCTCAACCGCTGGTGATGCTTGTTCGTGATGTCCGGCATAGCGGGATGTGGAGGATAAAGCGGCGGGATGGGTCATTAACGGACATGTTGAATTTGGCGGGTGCGAAGGATCTTGCGCTGGACATAGGGGACCGAGTTCTACGCCAGAGGGCAGGCGGGAGGCGCGCGGAGGGGTCACCCATGCGTTTTTCCGGCGAGGAGGTACTTGGACAGCCTCCCGAGGGAAAGCTCACCAGCGAGGCTCCTGGCGGCCTGGAGGGAGGGGCTCATGCCTGAGCTTTATCTTCCGGCAGGTGGGTGGATGCCACGCGAGCACCAGGCTCGGTTATGGGAGCATTTATCGGATGGTGGCAAGCGTGCGATGGCAGTTTGGCACAGGCGTGCGGGCAAGGACGAGATTTCGCTGCACCATGCTGCGCGTTCGATGTTAGAGCGTCCTGGGAATTACTGGCATTGTTTACCGGAGTATAATCAGGGGAGGAAGGCGATATGGACGGCGATCAATGCTCACACTGGTCGCAGGCGCATTGACGAGGCATTTCCTCCGGAATTACGTGAGACGTTTAACGACAACGAGATGTTTATTCGTTTTAAGCCTGACATAGGCGGTTCGACCTGGCAGATAATTGGAAGCGACAGATATGACGCCACTGTGGGTTCTGGTGTTGCGGGAATTACTTATTCAGAGTGGGCGCTCGCCAACCCGAGTGCTTGGGGTTATCACCGCCCTATGCTCGAGGAGAATAACGGTTGGGCGATATTTATCACCACGCCGCGCGGTCGTAATCATGCGAAGGCCTTATTCGACCACGCGCAGGCGAATCCGAAGCAATGGTTTTCGGAGCGGCTCACTGCGCTCGACACGAAGGCGTTGACCCCGGATCAATTGGAGGAGGCAAGGCAGGAATACATTGCGTTGTACGGCCTGGACGTTGGCACGGCGCAATGGAGTCAGGAGTACATGTGTTTCAAGCCGGATGCGATGGTTGTTTGTCACGACCGTGCGAAGCCGATTGCGGACATTCGGGTTGGCGATGCTGTTCTGACGCATACCGGGCGATTTCGGCGTGTCGAGCGGACGATGCAGCGCGAGCATGTCGGGCCGATGGTCAGGATTGCGGCCTATGGCAGTCCCGACATCGTGTGTACTCCGGAGCATCCGGTTTACGTGTGCAATCCGTTGCAGCAGACCTACGAGTGGAAGGCGGCGCAGGACGTTGCGGTTGGTGGCTGGCTTGTCACGCCGCGCATGGATTTGGGGCAAGCCTCGCTGATCCCGGCGAGTTTGGCGACGGTGATTGGCTGGTACGTGAGCGACGGGCATGTCAGCGGCAATGCGGTGACGTTTAGTATCGGGACGCACAAGGCGAATTGCATAGCGGAGTTGTGCGCTGCCCTGGAGGCGATTGGTCGCGAGGCGAGGGTTGCGGAATTGGGCAGCACCACGAGCATCGTGGTAGCGGACGTATCGCTGGCGGATTTTCTCGTTGGGCAGTGTGGTTCTCTCGCGCATCACAAACGGCTTCCGCTTTCGCTGTTGCGCGGCAACGAGCGTGTGGTGTGGGACACGCTGTTCAAGGGCGACGGTCACATTCGGGAGTGTGAGGGACGGGAGACACGGTTTGAGTATGTGAGCGTGAGCGAGGGGTTGCTGCACCAGGTGGTGATTCTGGGTGCTGCGCTGGGTTATGCGGGGAAGATAAACAGTGTGGCGGCGGGGGTGGATGTCATCAAGGACCGCGTCGTCAATTCCCGAGAGCAATATCAGGTGAGCCTGGGGCGTAATCCGACGCAACGCGCGAATGCGACGAACGGCAAGACGCGATCGGCGAAGCACGGCATGCTCGGTCGTGTGCGGGCCGTGAGCACAGAGGATTATGCAGGCCCGGTCCATAATATCGAGGTGGCGGGCGATAATAGTTACACCGTCAACGGTCGTGCGGTACACAATTGCGATTGGAATGCGGCCATCCTGGGCGCATTTTTTGCGTTTGAATGTGCGGCTATCCGCGCCGAGGATCGGATAATCGATATCGATCCTATTCCTGGCCAGCCGGTTCACAGGGCCTGGGACTTGGGCACCAAGGACGACACCAGCATCTGGTGGTTCCAGGTGGTCGGCAGTCAGATATTTATTCTCGACCATTACGCCGCATCTGGTGCAGGTGTTGAGCATTATCGCGATCGCATTGACGAGACTCATCGCAGGCATGGTTGGCGGCACGGCACGGATTTTGTGCCGCACGATGCGAAGGTGTTGGAGTTTGGCACGGGGCGCACGCGTGTTGAGACGATGCGCAGTCTCGGTCTCTCGCCCGAGCTCGTTCCTGACGCGAGCAAGCAGGACGGGATCAACGCGGCCAGGCGCACGCTCCCGCTTTGTGTGTTTCATCCGCGCACCGAGGAGACCGGCTTTGCCGCGCTCGAGCAATATCGGCGCGAGTGGGACGATGAAAAAAAGGCCTACCGGCAATCGGAAGTCCATGACTGGGCCAGCCACCCGGCCGATAGTTTTCGCTATCTCTCGCTGTCCTGGAGGCGCTCTCCGACGCTCAAGCCACGGGTGAGCGTGCCGAGCATCCGGTCGAACTGGATCATCCCGCCACCCGTCGAGCCGCGCCGTGGGGAGATTAGATTATGACCGATCTCGATTTCAATTCGCCGGCCATGGTTACCAATAAGCCGCTCCCCGAGTTGCCCGAGTTCATCAAGGTGCGGCTGACGAGCGACGCGGTGATTGCGCTGAACACCGGGCGCATCGTGCTGATCATTCCGAGTGCGGATCACAACAAGTACCTGATGACATCGGGGCATGCGGTGCAGGTGGTCGAGATCATCCCGGCAACCGTGGTGACGCCGTCATGACCGCCACGCACTGGCTCGAGCTCTGTCTCACGGTGAGCGCCCTGGTCGCCAGGCTCGAGCCGGCCGGCGACACCTGCGAGGTGCGGCGATGACGCCGAACCTGATGGTGCTCGACCTGTCGCATCACAACACGGTCACCGACTGGGAGGCTATCCGCGCGAGCGGCATCGTCGGCGTGATCCACAAGGCGACCGAGGGATCAAGCTACGTCGATGACCAGTATGCAAGCAGGCGCACGGCCGCGCGCAACGCCGGCCTGCTGTGGGGCGCATATCACTTCCTCCGACCCGGCGACATGGTCGCCCAGGCAGAGCATTTTCTCGAACAAGCCTATGATCGCGACGACGTGCTACTCGCAGCCGATCACGAGGATGCCGGCGTCAGCCTGGATGATCTGAAGCAGTGGCTTGAGCACGTCCACACCATGACCGGCCGGCGCGCGGTGATTTACAGCGGTCATGTACTGAAGGAGCAATCGGTCGATTACGACGCCGAGCTCGCCGAATATGATCTCTGGCTCGCGCATTACAGCAGCGCGCCGTCCTGGCCGCCGACCTGGGATGAGCCGTGGCTGTGGCAGTACACCGATCATGAGAGTTGCCCTGGCGTGACGGGCAACGTTGACGGCGACAGCTACGCCGGCAGCGCGGACGAGCTCCGCGCCGCATGGGCGGGGCAGGCCGCGCCGCCCGCCCCGGCCCCGACGCCGCCCGCGCGCAAGACGATCACCATCAGCATCGCGATCACCATGCCGGCCGACGCGACCGTCGAGGTGCAGCATGGCTGACTACGGCCCCGACGCGCCGGTTGACGAGGACATCCGCCGATTGCGCGAGTGCCTTTCCTACGATCCAGGCACTGGGATCTTGCGTTGGAAGACGAAGCCGGCACGCAATGTGGCTATTGGCGACGAGGCGGGCTGTCTCGATTACCGCGGCTATCGTTATGTGCGCCTCGATCGCCGGTTATTCCTAGCCCATCGAGTTGCCTGGGCGTTGCTTTACGGTGCGTGGCCGGATGGTGATCTCGATCACGCAAATCTCGATAAGGGCGATAATCGGATCGTCAATCTGCGTTTAGCTCCGCGCCGGCACAACCAGGCGAACACGCCGTCACGCAAGCCTGGCCTGCCGAAGGGTAGCTATCGGCTGAAGGGGCGTCGGCGTTGGTATTCTCAGATCAAGACGGTGGGTGGCCTCAAACGACTCGGTTCGTTCGCTGCAGCCACGGAAGCCGCCGCGGCATTTGAGCGTGAGCATAAGCGTATTCACGGTGCTTTCTCCCGATGCGAGGGGAGGCAGTGATGGCCGAATACGGTCCTGATGCTCCGATCGAGGAAGATATCCGGTTTGACGATGTTTCTTACAATCCGACCCTCGAGCCGGACAAGTCAGACGCGTGGCTCAACCTCCTGAAGGAATCGGAGAAGGCGTTCGATGACTGGAACGCCCGCTGCGACAACATTGACAAGATGTACGCAAATATCGCCCGCCTGGTGATGAAAGCCAGGGATAAAGAGTTCCAGATGCTCTGGGCGAATAACGAGGTGTTAAAACCCAGTATTTACGCTAAACCCCCGATCCCGGTGGTGGTGACCAAGTTCAAGGACCGGCGTCCGGTTCCGCAAGCCGCGTCCGAGCTCTTGGAGCGCACCGCCACCGTGTCGTTCGACCTGGCGCACATCAACGACCTGATGCTCCAGGTGCGCGACGATGTCGCGCTGTACGGTCGTGGTGTCCCGTGGTGTCGCTACGAGAGCGGCGGGACCAAGGGCTACTACAGTCACGAGAAGGTCTGCATCGATCACAAGCAACGCAGGGACTTCCTGCATTCGGTCTCGCGCTGTTGGTACGAGGTGTGGTGGGTGGCGGCTGCGAGCTACCTCACCCGCGACGAGGCGCGCGAGCGGTTCCAGGAATATTCGGGCGACGAGTACCAGGACGCCGACTACCAGGTCGATCGCGACGCGAAGGAGGTGGGTGGCGCGGACGATCGCGAGCGCGCGAAGTTTTGGGAGATCTGGGATCGCAAGAATGAGCGGTGCGTGTGGGTCGCCGAGGGGTGCGAGAACATCCTGGACGAGTCCGATCCCGAGATCGAGTTCTGCGATTTCTTTCCGTGCCCATGCCCTGCCTACGGCACGCTGCAACCGGGCTCGCTGGTCCCTGTCCCGGACAGCCTCCAGTACAAGGATCAACTCGAGGAGCTCAACACCTTGACCGGCAAGATCCACGCGCTCGCCGAGGCGCTCGAGGCGAAGGGGTTTTACCCAGCCGGTGGGGGCGAGATGGCCGACGCAATCCAGACCGCGCTGGCAATCAAGACGCCAGGCCGTGTGCTGGTGCCGATCAATAATTGGGCCGCTTTTGGCGGGACCAAGGAAATCATCGTGTGGATGCCGATCGACGTGATCGCGACCACGATTCAGCAACTGGTCGCGCTGCGCCGGCAGATTATCGAGGATATTTATCAGATTATGGGCCTGAGCGACATCATGCGCGGGGCCACCGATCCGACCGAGACGCTCGGCGCACAGCAACTCAAGACGCAATACGGCGGCACGCGTATCAGGGACAAGCAACAGCAACTGGTGCGCGTCGCGCGCGACCTGGTGCAGATCTCGACCGACATCATTTGCGATAAATTCAAGGACACCACGATCATCCAGATGTCGCAGACCGATCTGCCGACCAAGCGGATGGTCGAGCAAAACGTAGCGGCGCTCACCCAGGATCTCGCCAAGCAACAGCAAGCGATCCAGATGGCGCAGCAGACGCCGCAATATCAGCAAATGGCGCAACAGCAACCGGAGCAAATCCAGCAAATCACCGTTCAGGCGCAGCAACTGATCGAGACGAGCCAGAACGCGATCGCCAAGCTCCAGGCCAAGCCGACGTTTGAACAGGTGATGACGTTCCTGCGCGACAACCGCGCGCGGGCATTTGTTCTCGATATCGAAACCGACAGCACGATTTTGGTCGATGAAAATGCCGAGAAGCAACGTCGCTCGGAGTTCATGGGTGTGCTCGCGCAGTTGCTGCCGCAACTCACCGCGATGATAGCGTCCGAGCCGGCGACCGCGGAGTTCTGTGGCGAGGCGCTGAAGTTCTTTGTCGCACCGTACCGCGCCGGCCGCGGTCTCGACTCGGCGATCGATAACCTGGTCGATCTGATGCAGCAAAAGGCGACGCAACAGCGTGGCGACGATCCGCAGACCATGGCGATCAAGTCGCAGGAGAAGATCGAGACGCAGAAGGTCCAGGTGCAGCGCGAGAAGATCGAGAACGACAAAAACATCGAGATGATCAAGATCCGGCAGAAGGATGATCACGACAAGGCGCGCCTGGCGCAGGAGCGCGACATCAAGGTGGCCGAGCTCCGTGGTGGCGAGCGCGAGGACCAGGCGAAGGCCGACCAGGCCAACCTCAAGATGATGCAGGAGCGCCAGAAGGCGCAGGTCAACTCGCTGAAGGCCGCGCAGGACATGCGCGTGAACCAACAGAAGATGGACCTGGCGCATCAGCAGTCGCAACTCAAGGCGGCCGACATGAACGCCAGGCAACAAGAGCGCCAGGCCGCGCAGGCGTTCCGGCAGCAACAGGTCGCGATGCGGCCGATGCCAGGCGCAGGGAGGCCGATGTGAGCGATCGTCGCATGGGAGCCGTTGCCGCGATCGACAACTACGGGCTCCTGCCCGAGGGCAGCATTGACGACCGCCGCAATGAGCGGTTCGCCGATTTTTGGACCTGGCTCAATGGTGCGCGCTATCCGCAGAAACCCGACTACCGCACCGTGATGCGTGACCCGGAAGCCTTTATGCGCGAGATGGCGGCGCGGCAGAAATATGCCGGCACGCTCGCGAGTGGCCCGCCCTCCTGGTATCCGCCAAAGGACATCAACAATCCGCTCAGCCAAGCGGCCGGCGTAGGCGATGTGCGCACCACGCGGAATCCGCTCGTGCGCGAGATCTGGATGTCCGGCGACAGCGCCGAGGTGCCGGTCGATAAGCTCACCGAGCTCTACGGTCCCGGCGAGATTTCGGTGCGCGGTCGGAGGATGCCATGAGCGATCGCACTGTCGTTCTCGCTGGCATCGCGCTCGCCGCGACGTGTGCGCTTGTGCTGGTCATCATGACGGGAGGGCGCTGAATGGCGGCCCTGGTCAAATATCACGCCTATCCCGACGAGGTTGCGAAGGGTGGCCACAACCACGCGACTGCTGTGTTTAAGCTCGCGCTGACCAATACCGCTCCGACGCAAGCCTCCGACACGGTGTGGAACACCACGGTAGCCCCGCCCCCGGCCGCCGCGAACGGCTATCCGGCTGGGGGCAATACGCTGACCACGACCAGCGCGGTATCGACGGCCGGCGTGTTTAAGCTCGTGCTCGCCGACACGGTGTTTACTGCGACCACGGGCGGAATCGGGCCGTTCCGCTACGCCATCCTCTACAACTCGAGCGCCTCCAACAAACTGGTCGGTTACTACGACTATTTGTCGAGTGTGACGCTCGCCGCGACTGACACATTCACCGTAGATATGGACCAGGCAAATGGAGTTCTCACGGTCACATAACCGTTTTACGCCTGTTGTGGACCTGTTCTTTCGGTGTGGCCCACCGGCAGTTCTCAGGGGAGTAAGGACCGTTGGTGTCGATGCGATCTAAGGATCTTCCAGGCGGTTTCTCGCCCATGTCGGCGAGGAATAACGCGAATGAGCTCTGCCAGCGGTCGCAGACCGTAATGCCGCGCTTCCCGTAATGTCGGTACGAACAATGCGATGGATCGAAACATCTAGCTTTCATCCCGGCCCACGAGTGATAGGTGGGGCTGATGCCGTTTGTGGCGTGTCCATGCTTGGTGTTTCGCGCAATTATGCTTTCTACGTTGGCGCATCCGCAGGAGCCGATGCCATCGACTCGTTTGAGAGATGCAGCTTGAACCATTCTCTCATTCCCGCAGTCGCATCGACAGTACCAGCGGGTTTGACCGGCTCGCGAGTTAGGTGCGCGAGCAAGGACGGTCCATCGCCCGAATTTTCTGCAGCTGAGATCGATCAATCTGGTCATCGTGGGAGGATACTAAAAACTAAATCAGATGTAAATGTCGGAGCGCGCTATGGCACGGGTGCCGGAACGCTGGGATGTTGGCAAGTGGGACTCCGCGCACTGGGACGGCCAGCTTGGTCTCGACGCGTCCGTTGCGACCATTACGATCACGACCTACGAGGTCAATCTCTTCCACGGTCATCCGTTCTTTCTGGTCGCGGATGTCGGCACGATCACAATCACGACCTATCCAGCCGACCTGGCGGTCACCAAACTCCTGCCGGCCGATCCTGGCTCGATCACGATCACCGGCTATCCGGTCAGCTTCACGCTTGGCCGCACGCTGGTCGCGGACACCGGCTCGATCGTCATTACCGGCTACGATGCGACCCTCATCGGGCCGCCGATCAATCTGGTGATGCCAGCCGAGCCTGCCGCGGTCGTGATCACGACGCACGACGCCGAGCTCGAGCTCGGCATCGCGCCGCCGCCGCTCGAGGTGCAGCCTGGCGTGCTGAGTTTCGGCATCCCGGTTCCGCATATCCCAGGCCGATGGTGACGTGACATGGCAGGCATGGGCGACACGTTTGAACAGAGGTGGCCGTTCCAGGACTGGACCGTGCCGGATAATGCGAAGGCGATCGACACGCCGCCCGATCCGAACGAGCTCGCCGCGGCGCGCCTGGCGCGACCCTACGCACGCGCCAACCAGGCGCGCCAGGGACAGAACCCGCTGCCTGAATTTGCCGAGACTCCGGTCGGCGCATCCAAGCTCGAGCTCCTGTCGCAACGGATCTGGGACCGTGCGCTGAAGCTCGGAATCGACCCGATTAAATTCCGCGACATGGTTCTGCGGGGCGAGGCCCACGCTGGTTGGTTGCTCGGCGCGCCGATCGGTGCGGGCGCACTGGGTGGTGCAATGGGTAGCACCGCCGCGACTGATCAATATCACTGAAGGAGGCCACGATGGCACAGAACGCGACGACGGTCCTTAATCCGAACCCTTCGCCTCCGACGAATTTTAGTTCGACGGGTGTGACCGGGCCGAACCCGCCGAACTACACAAAAACCAACTACGCGAATCCGTTCGACATGGACGTGAATGGTCGACCGGATCAGACCATACCTGGGGTCGGCGTTAATCCGAACCCGCCGCCTTACTTCGATGACGGGACGGCCGGCGTGCTGCAAACGTTTGCCGCCAACACCGCCGCGCTCGCGGGTGGCACAGGCGCAACGTCGGGCGGCACCGAGGGCACCTATCCAGGCGGCACGGTCACGGCTGGCGATCCGCCCTGGCGCGGCGCGGTGCCGGCGAGCACCAGCGTCGCGCATGAGGGGGCCGGCAGCGAGGTGAGTGTGCTCGCGCCTGGCAACCGCAGCTACTCCTACGTGGGCGGCAGCACGCTCGATATGTCGATGTCGGCGAGTGTCGGGCCGGCGCTTGCGGCCAATACGATGCCGACGCCGAACGCGTCACACGCCTCGAGCCTCTCGCCGGCAACCAACCCGGCGCTCGCCTCGATCGCGCCGACCACCGCGGTGAGTGGTGCGAGCGGAACGGACACCATCACGTTCACCGGCACCAACTTCACCAAGCAGAGCGTGGTGTGGGTGCAGCACGGCACTCTCACGCCGGTCAAGGTCGCAACAACGTTTGTCTCGGCGACTTCGCTCACCGCTCCCGTTCCGAAGCGCACCGCCGCGGGTGCCACCACGGTCTGGGTGGTTACTGGTGGCGCGGTCGAGACCGTCACCAAGCCGATCACCTACACGTAAGGAGGCGCGCATGGCATTTGTGCTCAGCCACAACGAACCGCCTGGCAGCGTGCTTAATCCGCTGCCGTTCACCGTCGAGAGCCTCGATCCGAGCGAGGCCGAGCTCGGTGGTGCGGATGTCACGCTGCATGTCCACGGCACCGGCTTTGTCGATGGCATGCAGATTGTGTTCAACGGCGGGCTCGAGACGACCGTGTTTGTGAGCGAGACCGAGCTCACCACGATCGTCAAGCCATCGACCGCGAGCGAGGCAATCGATGTGCCGGTGAGTGTGTCGGCATATGGCTACGTGGTCGAGCCACCGCTGACGTTCTCGTTCACTGAGCCGGTCGAAGATCCGTTGCCGTCCGACAACGCGCTGATGGCGATGACGCGCGCCGAGCTCGACAACCTGGCCGCCGATCGCGGTCTCGACAGCACCATGCTCGCGACCAAGGCGGACGTGATCGAGTTGCTGCACGCGAACGAGTGAACCCATGGCTGCGCCAGGCATCCCTGTTGTGACAGTCGCGTCGGGCGGGCTCCCGGTCGTGGACGTTTCGACGCTCACGCCGGTCCCGCCTGGTCTGCCGGTCACCGAGGCCACGAACGGTCGAGGGGTCGCCGTGACCAAGGTGGTCGGCAAGCCAGGCCTTCCGGTGAGGTACACGACGTGAGCGAGCTCGAGCTCATCCAGGTCGGCCCGTACACCTGGCGCTTCAAGCGGCGCGAGCTCCCGATCGCGCGGTTGCGCGAATTGCTCTCTTACGATCCGCAGACCGGCGAACTACGTTGGCTGGTGGATCACAAAAACAAGACCAGGCCTAACGGCATTGCCGGTTATATCCGCCACGATGGCTATCGCACTGTCGGGTTGGACGGGGGGGATATTAAGGCACATCGGATCGCATGGGCGCTTTATTACGGCGGGTGGCCAGAACACCGTATCGACCACATCAATCGCAACCCGTCCGACAATCGCATCGCTAACTTGCGACAAGTAACGCACGGGCAAAATATTGCCAACACGCAATCCAAAATTCCAGGTCGCACGAAAGGTGTTTACTGGCACAAGCAGCGTCAGTGCTGGCAATCTAACATCACGATCAGCGGCAAGAAAAAACATCTTGGCGTGTTCAAGACTGCTGCCGAGGCAGCGGCGGCATTCGAGCGTGCCTCGCGTGAAATTTACGGTGAGTTTGCTCGCGTGGAGGCAAAGCCATGCGATTTGTAGAGATAGCTCCAAATCGGTGGCGATTTGTGCGGGATGAAATTACGCCTGTCCGAAGCGACCTACCTTGCCCGAATGTTATCAGCGATACCATGGACGCCGTCGAACAGGTTGATGGCAAGTTCTACACCAGCAAATCGGAATTTCGGAGGGTCGGTCGGTCGTTAGGTTTAGTAGAAGTCGGCAACGAGAAACCGAGACCGAAGACGCGATCGACCAGCGAGCGCCAGGTCAAGGAGGCGCGGCGCAACGCGTTGCGCCAGGCGCGCGACAAGTATCGCGCCGGCCACCGCGCAGGAGGCCGCCATGCCTAGCACCAGTGCAAAACAGGCGCGCTTTATGCGAGCCGCTGCGTACAACCCGAAATTCGCGAAAGACGCTGGCATTAGCCAGGCGGTCGCGCGTGAGTACTACCAGGCCGATCAGCGAACAAAGCGCCGCGCTGCGATCACGCGCGCGATCAAAAGGAATCGATAATGTCCGACGTAGGCGTCGCACCGGCACCGGCCTCTGCGCCGAGCACGAGCTCGGCCGGCGAGGTCGCGGTCCCGCAGAACCAGGTCCATGTTCCAAACCCGGTTGGTCCCCAGGCCCCGAACAAGCCGGTGGACGAGAGCTCGTTCAAGGGCAGTGAGCACCGGCCGCTCAGCCGGCGCGAGACGATCCAGAAAGCTTTCGACCGCGCCGACACGGCCGAACGGCGCGAGGCGACCAAGCCGCGCCAGGCCAAGATCGGCGACAACCACCCGCCCGAGGAGACGCCGCGCGATCGCCCGCGCAAGGGCGAGCCGCCGCGCGAGACGATCGACCTGAAGAAGCGTCCCGACAATCAGCCGCCGCCCCGCGAGCGCGCCGAGCACGGGCACTTCGCCCCGAGCCGAGATCGCGGCCAGGATGCCTCCCAGGCGCAGCCAGAAGCTCGCCAGAGCGTTTCCGCGCTCCCAGCCCATGCGCCCTACCGGGACGCTCCACCCCGCATGCATGAGCGCGCCAGGGCCGAATGGCACGCCACGCCCGAGAGCGTTCGCGGTGAGGTCACCCGGATGCATCACGACTTCAGCCGAGCTCACCAGGCTTACAAGGCTGACCACGACTACATGAACGCGCTGCGGCCTTACGCCAACCTGGCGCACTCCAGCGGGACCAACCTGGCCAAGGCGCTCGAGTCATACACAGGCATGGAGCACTTGCTCCGCAACGACCTGGTCGCCGGCCTGGACATGATCATCAGCAACCTGAACCTGGTGAACCAACAAACGGGACAACGCATTACATTGCCGGATATTGCCTGGCACGTCTTAAACACCACGCCCGAACAGCACAAACTAATCCAGAGCCGCAACACGCAGATGGCGCAAAGCCATCAGATGCAGCAACAGCAACAGCGCATCGATAGGCTTGAAAAGCAGAATGCGCAGATGCAGTATGCGGTCCACTTTCATCAGACCAGGTCGGCGGTCGATCGCTACGCGGACGCGCACCCTAGGCTGGATGAATTAGGCGACGTGATCCTGAACGAGGTCAATCTCGGCTTCGACCTGGACACGGCCTACCGAAGGGCAGAGCTCCTAAGGCCTGCCACCCACGCGGCTCAGACCCGCACCGGCACCCACGCGGCTCAGACCCGCAACCCACCGGCTCAGACCCGGACACCTGACCGATCAATTCACGGCGGCCCAGGCTCGCTTAATGGGTCATCGCGGAAAGGTCCGGTCTCACGCCGCGATGCTCTCACCAATGCCATCAGGCAGGTGCGAGGCTAGAACCTGGAGGTTTAAGTAGCCTCGCCCTGGTGGAGAGCTCGCATGGTTTAATCACCGTGTGGGAGAGCTCACCGTGCCGAACGTCACCAGTGCAGCCGCATATCAGCAAATCCTGAGCATGGCGCTCGAGGATCGCTCGAGCGGCTACGAAGATCTCGTTTCAAACAACAACGCCCTGTTGGCGGTCTTGAGGCGCAAAGGCCTCTGGCAGACCTACAACGGTCCTCGCATCCGCCAGACACTGCAAATCGGTAAGCAACTCGCGCAGTGGTATAATGGCTACGATACCCTTCTGAACCCGGCACTCGATATACTGAACGATGCGGTCTACGACCCTAAAATGGTCGTGGTGCCGATCGTCCTGTCGATGCAGGAAATCCTGAACAATGAGGGCGACTCGCAGCTACTCGATGTTCTCGACACCTACATGGAGGCCGCCGAGAAAGCGCTCGAGGACACCATGGACGCCGGCGTTTATTCGGACGGCACGGCCAATGGCGGCAAGCAACTTACCGGCCTGGCGACCGCGATCCCGGTGACCACCAATACCGGCGTCTACGGCGGCATCGATCGTGCCACCGCAACGATTTGGCGCACGTCCACCTGGGACGCACACACCAACGCGGCGCTCACGCCGATCGGCACCCAGGTTACTGCCGCCACGATCCGGCCGATGCTCAACGTAGTGATGACCAGGCAGAGCCGCGGCAAGGATTACGCGGACCTCTTGATCATGAGCCCCGAGCATTATTTCGCGTATGACGCCGCAACGGTTGCGATTCAGCGGCAACAGAACGAGACCTCGCTCGGAAAACTCGGCTTCAGTGTGCTCGAGTATATCGGTGGCGGCAAGCGCGCCGAGATTGTTCTTGACGGTGGCATTGGCAGCAACATGGTTGCCAATACGACTTTCGGGCTCAACACCGACACGGTGCGGCTGCGTTATCACCCAAACAGAAACTTCGACAAGCTGTTTGATGGTGACGGCCAGATGCCGATTGATAAAGATGCGATCGCTCAATTCATTGGTTGGATGGGCGAGTTCACGATGACAAATCCGCTCTTTAATTGGCGGTTTTACGATTCCAACCCGGCAACTTAATCGTCGCCGGATTAATACCTCGAGGTTTAGGGAAATCCCTGACGCCCCGAACCTCGAGGGAAACTGGAGCCGTTGCCCTTCACAGCCTGTAAGCCCCCCCCGGACAGCGGCTCCAGGACACAGAAACGGAGAAGAGAAATATGCCTGCGAATGGTGATGACGCCCTGGTGGTGCGTTTCTTTATCCACCCGGTCGAGAACGGGACCAAGAGCCTGGTCGAGGGTCGGCCGATCTACGAGGACGTTGAGCACTGTGAGATCCGCGTCCCCGGCTCGCGCCAGTATCTCGGACACTATCCGGCGACTTCGGACGCTGACTGGGTGATCAATCCGATGACCGGCGAACAGCGCAGGCGCACCTACGCCGAGCGGTTCGCGAAGCAATATCAACAGTTCAAGAGCGGTGCGACGCAGACCAAGAGCGGCACGCCGCTCGATCACGCGCCGTTCCTGACCGAGGGCAAGCGCGCCGAGCTCCGGGCGCTCAGCGTGCTCACGGTCGAGCAACTCGCGCTGATCGACGGCCAAGAGCTCAAGAACCTGGGCGTGAACGGTCGCACGCTGAAGAACAGTGCGCAGGAGTATCTCTCCGACGCGAAGCGCAGCGCGCCGAGCGGCGTGCTCCTGGCCGAGCTCGAGGCGATGCGCGCGAAGAACCAGATCCTCGAGGAGGATCTCGATCGCGCCAGGAAGCTCGCGGCCGAGGCCGACGCCGAGCTCGACGGCATGACCGACGACGCGCTGCGGGACTTCATCAAGAGCCAGACCGGCTACGCGCCGATCGGCTCGCTCAGCCACAAGACGTTAGTGCGGATGGCTTCGGACGTACGGAAGGATCGGGCCGCCTAAATGTCGCTCCTGACTGTCGCACAGGATGTTGCGCGCGTTGTCGGCGTGATGGAGCCGCCTAGTATCTTTTCCGGCTACGCGGCCCAGCGCACGCAGCGTGAGCTCCTCGCCTGCGCCAACGAGATGGCGCAGGCGATCGCATATGACTTGCGCGAATGGACGCAGATGAAACGCCAGGCGACGCTGACCGGCACCATGACGCTGGTCGATATAGCGGTGCCGCCTGACCCGCCGAACTATCAGTGGCAGGGCGGCACAACGGCGTTCAATTTGCCAGCCGACTATCTGCGCATGTTGGTCAACGGCAATGTGTGGAGGAGTACCAGCACGCAACAGCCGATGACGTTTATCGGCGATACCGACGAGTGGTATCGGCGGCGCGCGGCGAATGAGTATGATGCCTGGGGCGAGTGGACGCTGTTGGGCGATCAGATCCTGATCTACCCGCCGATGCACGCCGCAATCACTGACCCGCCGCCGCCTGGCTATTCCGTGACGCCGGCCGAGACCGCGACGTTTCCGTATCTCGATCGGAATTGTGTGCTGTCTGGCGCATCGCCTGGCGTGTTGCAGGATGCGTTCACCAATGACGCCGACACATTCCGCTTGCCCGAGCGTGCTCTCAAGCTCGGCATGATTTACAAGTGGAAGAGCCAAAAGGGCAGTCCGTACGCCGAGGATCTCGGCAATTTCCAGGACTGCCTCAACATGCTGATGGGCGCAAATAAACCCGCGCCGATCATGATCGGCACGACGCCGATCAGCATGTATGCCAGGACTGCGAGCTCCTGGCCTCCAGGATGGGGGCCGGCATGAGCACCTACCAGGGGTTCCGTAAAGTCCCGGTGCCGGATCAATTTGCGCAGCATTTGCGCACGACCACATTCCCCGCGCCGACCCGCGGGATTATCACGCATGAAAACGAGGCGTTCATGCAGCCTGGTGGCTGCATGGTGTGCGACAACTGGATGCCCACCATGAAGGGCGTTAAGCTCCGCGGCGGCACGATCGTGTGGGCTACGTTGCCTGAAACAACGCCGGTTATTTCCGCGTTTGAATATCAGTCCGGTAATAACTGGAAGATGTTTGCCGCAAACGCGACCAAGCTCTACGATGTGAGTTCGCCTACGCCGGTTCTGGCGAAGAGCGGCCAGGCCTCTGGCAACTATGCGACGGCGCAGTACGCCAATGCTGGCGGTGATTTTCTCACCGCGGTGAACGACGCAGGCGATCCGCCGCTGCGGTTCAACGGCACAAGTTGGATTGCGCTCGATCCCTCCACGATCACGGCCTGGGCAAACAGCACCACCTATGCGGTCGGGGCTCTCGCTAAGGATACGGCGGGCAATACGTACTGGCGCTGCCTGGTCGCACACACCAGCCCAGCATCAGGAACGTTTGCGGATGCTCGCACCGCCAGTCCGACGCAATGGAGCTCGACCGCTTCGGATGGTGCGTCGCTGATTTCTGGCCCAGCCGGCACGGCTGTCGAATTTGGCAAGAACCTGGTCTACGTGTGGAAGTATCGCAACCGGCTGTTTTTCATCGAGGCGAACTCGATGAACGCCTGGTATCTCGGAATCGATGCGGTCGGCGGGGTACTTGCCAAGATCCCGTTGTCTGGCTCGTTTGCGCGCGGTGGGAAACTTTTATTCGGCGCAGTTTGGTCGACGGACGCAGGCGATGGATTAGACGATAAATGTTGCTTTGCTAATGATCTCGGAGAAATAATCGTGTTCACCGGGAACGTCGCTGACTCTAATTCCTGGAGGCAGGAGGGCCGATATTATATCTCGCCGCCGCTCGGTATGAACGCGTACACCAATATTGGCGGTGATTTGATTATAGCCACGGTGGAGGGCCTGGTTCCGATGAGCGCGGCGATCACCAAGAACGCCGGTCAACTCGACCTCGCGATGCTGACGCGCGCGATCAAGGCGTTGTGGCGTGAAGAGGTCGCCGGCAAGCGCAATTGGCCTTGGACGATCGAGAAGTGGGACGAATTTGGCGGGTTCTTCGTCACGACACCTGGCGATAAAACGCCGCATGCGCTGGCGGCCAATAATGCCACCGTAGCCTGGGCGCGTATGGTTGGATGGGATGCCACCTGTTTCATCCGCATGCGCTCGGATTTTTTCTTCGGCACGCAGACCGGCAAGATTATGCAGGCCGAGCGCACCGGCATGGATGACGGCCAGGCGTACGTTGCCTGCCTGGTCGGCGGCTGGGAGACATTCGGTAGCGCCGCTAATCAATTCGTGTGGCACCAGGCGCGTGCGGTGTTTTCCGCGAACAACAACGAGCCGTTTGAGCCGCAATTAGCCGCGACCGTTGACTACATGATCGAGATCCCGCCGCCGCCACCGCCTGGCCCAGACCCCGGCATCGTTGATGTGTGGGACCAGGGAGAATGGGGGCCGGATATGGGCGGCCCGCCGCCTCCGGTGCCGACGCCGCCAGAGCGTGCCCGGTATGGACAATGGGACCAGCCAGGCCTGGGCCGTCCGCCGAACCGCAACACGATGTGGCGATCGATCGGGATGACCGGGTTTTCGCATGCGCCGATCGTACAGGTAACGATCGCGCAGCAAGCGAAACCGAACGTCGAGCTCATCGCGGTCTCGGCGACATTCGAGCCGGCCGGCGTCAACGTTTGAGGAGCTCAACATGGCGATCCCGCGCATCAGAGTAACGCCCCGCGATCGTGATGAGAGTGATCGCGAGAGCGAAGGCCGCCGCGACGCGATCGTGCAGGCACTGATGCGCCAGGCCGGCATGATGCCGGATCGCGGTCCTGGTGACGGCCTCGAGGCGTTCAACGATCCGATGGTTTACAACGTCGATCGCGGGACTAGCGCGAACGATGCTGCGATCTCTGGATCTACAGCCGGCCAGGGCACGCAGTCACTCGCCGACATGCTCGGTATCAGCGATCCGAACGCCAGTTTTAACGACGGCAAACCGAGCGAGAGCGTAGGCGATCGCAGCGACGCATCAACAGCCGCGGCCATGGCCGCGCTGGGTGGTCTCGTGTCATCGCCCGCGGCGATGATTACGGATACGACCGACACTAGCAGATCCGACCTCCCAGCCGGTGCGCCGCCTGGCTACGGTCTCCCCGGCGCGCCTGGCGATCCCATGGCCCAGGGCGGCTATCAGTCAAATGCGCCATTTGGTTTCACCGGCATGCCGAGCCAGGGGAATCTGTTTGAAGGCACATTCGATCCGTTTTCCGGTGGAAAAACCACGCCATTTGCTGGCAGGGACGATGAAGGCAACCCGGTCGATGTAAGCGAAATGGGTGGCCCATTTGGCGGGCGCGGCGGCCAGGACCGCGAAGGCTATGGCATCCCGTCTACCGGCTACGTCACCACTCAATCGTTTGTGTCACCGCTTCCGGGTTACCCGGCCAGTCCGGTTGATCGCGCGCCACTAGGCGCTCCTGTCGATAATTCCGATGTCATCGACAGCATCATGGGCGCGGTCAACGCACCTGTTCCCAGCGGTGGTCGAACGGCTACGCCGAGTGGTGGCGGCGGGCGCGGCGGCGCGATGACCAACAACAGCGATGTCATCGACAGCATCATGGGCGCGGTCAACGCGGGCGTTCCAGGCGGTAGCGGCAGCGGTGCGATCGGCACTCCGGGCAGCGGCTTCGGCACCGGATTCGGCGGCACCGGAGGCTATGAGGGCAGCGGCTCGATGGGCAACACGCAAGGTGCGCAGGGCTTCACGAGCGGCCAGGGCTTCACGTCTGGCTATAGCACCGGCTACAGCCAGGGCTTCAATGAGGGGATGACGGCCGCGATGAGCGGCGGCAACGAAGGTGTCGGCGCGGGTGCCGGTACTGGCAGTGAAGGCGCGGGTGCCGGTGCGAGCTCTGGCTCGAGCGGCTCCGATCCTGGCGGCAGTCCCGGAGGTGTCGGCTAATGCTGCGCTACATCACCGATAAACCCGAGCTCGTCGCAACCGCGGTCGCGAAGGCTGTAGGTGGCCGCAGCTTCGGTAAATGCTCGGCGCTCGGCGTCCAGGACGAAGACGGCCGGCTGATCGCGGGCATTGTCTATCACCACTGGCAACCCGAGCTCGGCACGGTCGAGATGGCGTTCGCGGCATTGCCTGGAGGCAAGTGGCTGACGCGCGAAACGTTGTGGCGGATGTACAGCTATCCGTTCAATGAGCTCGGCTGTCAGATGGTGATGTCCTGGCAGTACGACGGCGATGAGCGAAACTTGCGCCAGCTTGCGGCGCTCAATTATGCATTTTATCGCATTCCGCGTTTCTGCGGTCGCGATCGCAACGGTGTGCTCTGCACGCTGACCGACGACGCCTGGCGCGCGAATAAATTTAATCGCGATCGCAAGCTCGAGCTCGAGGAGGCCGCTTGATGCCGATGTACGGATCGTATGGACCTGGCGGCGGCGACACGCGTGATGCGATCACGCAGGCGCTACTCAACATTCAGTCCCCGCCACCGCAGACAGCACCGCCGCCGCCGATGCCGCAGATGCCGATGCCTGGTGGTACGGCAGCGGCTGCACCTGGTGCCGCGCCACAGGGGATGGGCGGGACGCCGGCAGGCGGCATGCAGCCGCCTGGTATGCCGCAGGGTGGCGGCGTGCCTGGCACGGGAATGCCGATGCTCGGCCAGCAACAGCCTGGCGCACCGCAGCCGCCGATGCCTAAGCCGGGAGGCTACTAATGGCCCTCAGCGGTCTACTCCCCGATCCCCCACAGCCGCCTGATCCGTTTCAGGCCGCGGCTGCGCAGACCAGTGCGAACGTCAATGCGGGCATTGCCAACTCGTATATGAACAACGTCAACCAGGTCACGCCTGGTGGCAGTCTGAACTTTGACGTGACCGGCAGTCACATCTGGACCGATCCCGACACGGGACGCGTCAATCAAGTCCCGCGGTGGACGGCGACGCAGTCGCTGCCTGGCGGGCTCCAGAATACTAATAACCTGACCAATTCAGCGCAGAATAATATTGCTGGGATGGCGCTCGGCGGGAGCCAGACGCTCCAAAACCTATTCGGTCGTTTTGATGCGCGGGGATATCTGGCGGCTAATCCGGACGTTATGGCCGCCGCCCAAGCAAGTGGCATGCTCCCCGAGCAATTCGCTATTCAGCACTACCAGCAATACGGCCAAAGCGAGGGTCGCCAGGGCGGCGTAATTCCAGGCAAGGACATGAGCTCGATCCTGGCGAATGCGCCAGGCATGGGGGATGTCAACTGGCTAAATGCGATCGGCTTCGCTGGCGGCGACATCGGTCCTGCCGGCCAACAGCAAACATCGCTCGGCAACGCGGGTGACATCACACGCAGCTACGGCCCGCAGGACAACTTCTCGGCTGATCGCAGCCGTGTCGAACAGGCGATGTTTGAGCGGGTCAACCCGCAGCTTCAGATGGACGAGGAGCGGCTGCGGCAGCAGCTCGCCGACCAAGGCATTCGCTACGGCACGCCAGCCTACGAAGACGCGATGCGCAACTTCAGCAATCGCGTCACCGATACCCGGCTCGGTATCACCGAGAAGGGCGGTGCGGAGCAACAGCGTCTCAGCGAGATGGCGCGAGCTCAGGCCGGATTTAGTAATGAGGCTCAACAGCAAGCCTATACGCAGATGTTGCAGGGCGGGCAATTCGCCAACGCGGCACAACAACAGCAATTCTCGCAGGCGCAGGCTCGGCTCAATGCGCAGAATAACGCCACGCTGCAAAACCTGAACCGCCAGCAATCGATTTTCAACGCGCAGAACACGACGCGCAATCAGTACATGGCCGAGCAATACCAGGCCCGCAACCAGCCGCTCAACGAGATCACCGCGCTGATGAGCCAGTCGCAAGTTGCTCAGCCGCAATGGGCGCAGACCGGGAATAACCAGATCGCGACGACTGACGTGGCTGGCCTGATTAACCAGAGGTTCAACCAAGACCTCAGTAACGTGCAGATGCAGTCCCAGAACATGAATAATTTGCTGGGCGGCATTTTCGGCGCGGTCGGCGGTATCGGTCGCGGCATGCTGTCCGACCGTACGGCCAAGGAAAACATCGACCAGGTCGGCACCGTGTTTGCGGCTGGCCCGGAGAAGACCGGCGATCTCCCGGTCTACAGCTACAGCTACAAAGACGATCCGAGCTCGACGCGGCACATCGGCCCGATGGCGCAGGACGTGCAGAAATTTGACCGCAGCGCGGTCAGGACCAAGGGCGGCAAGAAATACATCGACACGACCAAGCTCGGCAGCATCTTGAAGGTGGCGTGATGGCAGACCCCAGCTTCTTCTTCAGCAATGTGGGCGACCTCTCCCTCCAGGAGCTCAAGCGTCGCCAGGCGATCGCCGCGGCAGTTGCCTCGAGGCAGCGCAAATCGCCGACCACAATCGGTGAGGGCCTCACCTATCTCGGCGAGAGCATCGGCGACGTAATGGAGCAACGCCGGCTCGGCGAGGCCGAACGTGCGTATGAGGAGCGCGAAAAGCTCTCGCGCGGCGGGGCACCAGGTCCGACCTACGGCGGCGGCGCAGCGCCGGTCAGAGGAGGTGCGGCGGCTGCAACGCCGCCTCCGGTCTCAACGCCGGCTGTCACGCCGAACCCTAATCCCGCCCTGGGCGGTGGCTTGCTCAACCCGGCTCCGATCCCGCCGCCCTCTGTGGGACCACCGGCCGCGACAGCGCCGGCTGTCGCGCCGGCCTCGAGCTCAGGTGGCGCGGCGTCGCTGGGGGCACCGATCGTGCCGCTCGAGCTCACCGCCGAACAGGATGACACACGCAACCGCCTGGCTGGCGCGCTCGGAGGGGCGCAACAAAACCCTACGCTC